AGCATACCATCCAGTCCAAGCGACGAGGTTGCGATGGCTCTCGATGTTGTCTGCTTCGTTCCTTGCAACGATATGGTCAAGACCAGCCATGCCGTCGAAGTCCTTGAACCCAAGCATGACCCAAGTGTAGGGGAAGAAGTCCCTGAACCTTCCCTCGGCTTCGCATTGCTTCACGATATCGGTATCGTGGCAGAAGATGTAAGTTTTTGCCTTCATTTCTTGTAGAGGGTTAAAAGCATCCTGCCTCGTTGGTCCGTTGACCCCTTGGATTCGTGTGATTCCAGTTGGCTTGTAAGGTTGACCATCGTCAGCAGTTCGGCATCGTGGATGACCATCGTCCCACCGGGGTTCAGGGCTTTGTTGAACAACTCCACCATTTCAGGAATCATGCCGTCCCCGTGGTCGGAATCGTGAAAGATGAAGTCAAAAGTCCTGACCTCTTGCAGGGCCATGTGGCTCGGTTGGTTGTTCCATTCGACTTTGAACTGCGATAGGAGGGCTTTGCGTTTATCTTCTACGGTTGTGTCGGTGTCGTAAACCACCACGTCAAGCCCAGCCAAGGCGATAGCGAGCGTCGAGTGTCCGAGGTAGGAACCGAGTTCTAAAGCGTGGCCTCCCTTGTGCTTCTTGGCTTCCTCGTAGATTTCAATGATATGTTCCACCGCAGTCGTGTAGATGTGCGAGTAGTCCAAAGCCTTGAGTTGGTCGATGTGTTTTTTCATGTTAGAAGGTTATGACAAATCGTTCAGGTGAAGGCCAGCCGGGGTTGGAATCAAAGACCTTGGTGTCGGGTTTCTTTCCTATCCAATGTTCGGCTTGAAATCGGTGGTCCCTTGCAGGTTCTCCAAGTTGCTTGATATGCTCGGACTTGGCCCACCAAAAGTTGCCCCCAAAATACGGATAGCCTTCGGGGTTGTTTTGGTCAGCCATGTGTGGGAACTGCTCCTTGGTAATCCAATGGCAGCCGACTGCATCGACCTGCTCCAGCATTTGCAGGGACCGCTCCCAAGCGACCACGTTGAAGAATAGCATGGACCTGCCCCATAGTTGGGTGGTCAAGGATGGATTCGCAGCCCCCTTCGTGTGGGCGTACAGGTACACGGCTTCCTCTTCTTGGCTTGCCCGGTACATTTCAGTCAGCGTAGCCTGCTCCCAAGCATTGGTTCGGGTAACCACGACCTTGACCTTCTCGGCAACCATCGAGCCTTCCAGCACCTCCTTGACCGCCTTGCGTTGTTCGGGTGGACCGACGATGCCTACACGGATTTCGTCCAAGACATTGATAAGCCCGTAATTGCAGACCGCCATCATATGCTGGTTGAGGATTAACTGCCAGTTGCCCCCGCAGTAAATGTGATAGTAGTGGACGACTTTCATAAGGTCCAAAGGAGGGTTAAAAGGGTGAGAATAAAGAAAACGGCTGCAAGCGTCTTGCCGATTTCGATTAGCAGGTCAAGGATGCGTTCGGTGTTCATGCCTCAAAGTTAAACCACAACGTACTTCCCTGAGTTGCTTACTCTTAACTTGTTGAGTGCCACATACCGCATCGCATCGCAGGCGTGGTTGAAGGAGTCAATCGGGACCCCCGTGTTCTTGCCTTCCTTATCGGTTGCCCAAGTGTAGGACCGCAGTTCTTTAATCAGGTTTGTGCTATCCTTGGTTACCTGCAACTTAAAGCGTTTCAGGATGTCGATGCCGTTCCTGACCGAATCGGGGCCTTTCTCCGCTGGCTTGATGTTGAAACCTAACCGATAGATTTCCTCGATGCTCTTGGGTTCGGCTGAATCGGCCACGATTTCCCAAGCCCTTGTGATGCCCAGCGACCGCAGTTTGTCTGCGATGTCTTGGTTCGTGAGGCCCGTAGCGTAGAGCAATTCTTGGATGAGCAGGCAGTCCCCTTGGCGGTAGATAGCGACCAATGCCGTAGGGTCGTTGCTAAAGCCCCAGTCAAGCCCAAGGGCGACGAATTTCGCTCGGCTGACATCGATACCCTCCACCACCTCGAAGTCCTCGTATATCGCACCCTGAAGCGTCCCGACCTGACCGAGGCCATAGACCTTGTACCAGTTCGCCCAATACTCCGAAGTTTCGGCCTTGACCCTCGCTTTCTCGATGAAGTCCCTCGCACTCTTGGGGCAGGCTTCGTTGTCCTTGTAAGTTAGAATAAGGAAGTCCACGTCCTCGTCTTGCATCAGTTCGGAGTGAAACCAAAACTCATTGACCGGGTTCCAGTCAAGAATGACCGACTGCTTGGTCCGTGCAGCCAATTCCGTGTAAGCGTGGAAGGATAGGTTGTTGGCCTCGTTCATGTAAAGCCTGTCCCTTCTTGCACCCCTTAACTTGGAGTCATCGTCAGCCGAAAAGAACTCGATGTAAGACCCGTTGGCGAACTTGTACCGAAAGTCGGTGGCGTTCCATCGGGCAGCGTTGAACCGCCCAGTAACGGTCATAATCTTCATAAAGTCCCTCATGGCCCCACGTTTGAGGTGTGGGATGGACTCGGCTACGACGCTCGTTTCCGTGTAAGCGTTCTTAGTGCAGTAGTCAATTTCAACGGCAAGGATGGAGTACGTCTTGGATGCGGACGAGCCGCCTTGTACCCCTTTGACGAACCGCTTTAACTCACGGACTTTATTTACGGCCGTGGTTCGGATGAACTTCTCCTGCTCTTTTGCCGGCATCAGTCATTGTCGGGGAATAGGGGTTGCTCGATGTGGACCGTGTTCTCTTGGCGTTCCACGAGGTTGTTGAGGCGTTGAGTGATGGATGGGTTGTAGATGCCAGCCATGCCCCCTCGGATTTGGTCCTCCCTTATGGCCTGCTTTATGCGTGAACAGACCTCCACAAAATTTTCGTACCTGTTGTCAGGATTCGTGAAGTATTGGTCAACTCCCTTGGCAACCCCTGACTTCCAAATGTAAAGCGTAAAGCCGTCAAAGGTCAATGGGCATTCCTTTTCCCTCAACACTTCCATGGCCTTGGGTCCAACCCAATCCTTAACGATAATGGGCTTGGACTTGGTTTCCGTGCAGTATTGCTCAAAAATCGCCCAAAGTTCTTCGGGGGTTTCAAATGCTTTTGGCCTGCCTCGTTGCATCAGTATTCGATTTTGTCGATTAGGTCGCTAATCTTGTTTACGATTTTCATTTTCACTTCGTATTGGTTCGGGGCATTGGACTCATCCACCGCTCCGATGCAGTCGCAGAGGGTAGTGATCACCGTCATAAGCGAGTCCATCCGAGCCTGCACTTGGGCCTCGTCATCCTTCGCCTTCGAGTTCGCCAAGTTCTCGGAGTTTATTCCTGCTCCATGATAAAGCAGACTTACCGCCCCACAGGAGGTAGGAGATGTAACCGCAGTCCGAGGTGTCGTCTGCGTTGTCGTAGTAGGTTTCTGCACGGGATAGGTAGGAGTGCATCCGCTTGATGGTTTCCACGGAGATTGGCTCGCCATTCGCTAACTGCTGCGCCCGGACCTTACCTGTTTGAGTCGCACACTTGTTGCCGTTCCGCTCGTTCAACTCAATCCCTCGCTTGGCATTGGCCCTAATCTCTTGGCCGTAGTCCGAATAAGACTCGAACTGTTGCCTCTTGTGATTCTCCCACGTTGAGCCACAAACCGCAAGCCGTTGAGCCGTATCAGGGAACTCTGCATTGGCCTCGTTGTTGCTCATGCAGCGACCGATGAAGCCTTCTCTTGACTCGTTATTGTTCGGGATTGGCAGGGGCATTCAGGGAGTGGTTTATGGTGTTTTGGTTGACTTCGAGAAACAAGTCCGCTTGTAGGTAAATGTATTGAAGAGCCGATTTTACGCAGTCTGCGCACCACCAATTCGTGGGGGGTCGTCCATGAGCGGTCAGGATGGCTTGCAGTTCACCAACGGCATCGGGGGGCAGTCGCATGGTTAGGGATGCCACATATTGGTCCCAGTACTTCCTGTGCTTTTGGGCCACGATGAACTGGTCGTTGGTCATTTGAAGGTCCATTCCCGAATGATTATTGCGGTGGCTGAAGATGCGAGGCCGAGGATAGGGGCCAAGTACCATTGGCAGGTCGGCAGGGTCAGGGCAAAGCCAAGCCAAAACCCGAAGCAGGTCATGCACGAAAACGGCTTCCGCTTGGCGAATGGCAAAGCGTAGAACCATTGGGGCAGGACCCGGAACTCCACGACCGCAAGGGTCGCTAAGGCACTAATCAGGATGGGATAGACCAGTATATCCATTGGCTTCGATTGCAGTTTTGATTTTGGCTTTGGCCTGCTCGATGGAGTAAATGATGGAGCGGTACGGGATGCCCGTTTCCCTTGACATGGCCTTCATGTTGCCGGTCTGCATCAGCAGGTTCAGCAATTCTTTGTCGTAGGGGAACGCTCCGTCCTTGGCCCAAGAGTCCATCTCTTGCTGGGCGATGGTCCAAAGGTCGTCAAGCAGGGAGTCGTAGTCCTTGCTTAGTTCTTGGGTTTCGGGGTCAACCTCGACACGCTCGTCGTGGTGTCGGTACTTCTTAGCGAATTGGTTGTTGTTGCCCCGGTACAGGTTCATAATGAGCCGAACGATGTAAAAACGCAGGTAGCCTTGGACCTGCATCTTGAGAATTTTGTCGGGGTCTTTCTCCAGCAGAATGAGGACGACCTCTTGTTCGAGGTCCTTCCAAAGCGGATTGCCCCCCGTAATCGTGAGGCAAGCCTTGCGGATTTCTCCGCTGCGGTAGAGTTCGAGGATGATTGATTCTGCGTACACTCACGCAAAGATGGTGGGGGTTGTTGTTAATGTTGCAAAAAATCCCGTGTCCTGTTAAGAACCTGTGTACGAAGGAATTTAATGTCGGGCCTCGCTCTCATGTTTATCGCAAGGATTTCGAGGTTGTGCATGACCGTTGCGTGGTTCCTCTTGATGATTCGCCCGATTTGGCAGTAGGTGTAGAGGTACTCCGAGTAGGCGATGTCTGCAAAGATGCTTCGAGCAAGGACCAGTTCTTGGGTCTTGACTTCGCTCAAGATGTCATCGGGGCTGACTCCGACAACCTCTGCCGTGTAGCCGAGTATGGTTCGTGATATTAGGTCCATGGTTAAAGCATTGATTCGATTAAGTTTATTCTCTCTCCTATCCACCGCATCACCGGGACGGCCATTGAGTTACCGCAAGCCTTGTACCTTGGCCCATCGGGGCATTGGTCGGCAGGTTTGTTGCGATATGGGATTTTTGTCCAATCATCGGGGAATCCCTGCAAGCGTTCGCACTCCTTAGGGGTCAGCCTTCGTATAGCCATTGAGTGCAACACGGCTATCGGTTGGGCAATCTGTTGATCCTGCATTGTGCTAATCGTAAACGCTTGCCCTTCTTGACCGAGGTA